GCGTGCTTTCTCCGCTCCAGCTCCTCCAGCACCGACAGTAGGCGTGTCTGCTCATCGGCAGTCAGCCTGTGGATGTTCGCCAAGGCGAATTGGATCTCCTGTTCGGTCAGCACGGGTCGAGTTGGGTTGGGTTGGGTTGGGGGTCAGCTCAACAGCGCGTCAACGTCGATTGGTTTAGTGGTTGTGATGGGCGGAGCCAGCACCACCGCCTCTTCAGCGTCTTCCGTACCCATGAGCTTGCGCAACTTGTCCTTGAGGGTGTTCTCAAGGTCGACCGTCGAGCGATTGTTGACGGTGATCTCGGTGCGTTCGGTGAACAGTCCGACGTCGCTGACCTTGCCGAGCATCTCAAGGGCTCGCATTCTGATGCGGGCGTCGGGGTTTTCCGACTCGATGATCAGCCGATTGGTGACGTAGTGGCGCAAGCGCTTGGCATCCCGCACCACCTCCATGTCGTACCGGGTCAGGATGGCATTGACGTAGTAGGCACCCTCGGGCGTTTCCAAGGCCCCATTGACCTTCGGTGGCGTCTCACCCTTGCTTGCGGAGCGCAACACGTTCTCTGCCACGTCGGTCAGCTCACACACGTCAGGTGGCTCGTCCTCGTAGCCCTCAGACAGCAAAAGGCCAGCGGTGTTGCACGCGGCCTGTGCACGGGCTCGCACCTCGTTGTACGAAACCCCTTGCGGGGGCTTGCCTATGGGCAGTGGGACGAAGTCTTCAACCTGCGTTTTGATCATGGTGGCTTCCTGCGCCGCACCCGGGCGTAATGCCATGGTACCGCATTGCCATTGGTGGCGTCAACTAGGGAAGTTTTGGTTCTATCCCGTGCCGTTTTGCTGCCCATTTTGGTACCATAAACCGGGGGGTACTTTAGGTACCATTGACGGGGGGTGTTCGCATATTTAAGTACCCCGGGGGTGTACTTGTTAAAGTCCCACGCCGCTAAAAAATACGTCATCGTGGGTGCGGAATACAGCGTAGCGGGCGGGCGGGACTCCAAACCCATAGCGGGGGGTGGGGGGACGGTGGGGGTCCGGGGCTGGGTTATACAGTGTTTAACGTGCCGATTCCCACGGGTTCCCCTAGTGTGTAGGAAACTAGTTCCTACACTGGGCCGGACAGTTGTCCGGTGCGACTAAAGGAGTAGATACCATGTCGCAAATGAAGTTCGATTTGACCCCTATTGCAGCCACTATCTCGGATGCTGCGGCGGCCGAACACGGCGCACGGGACAAATGGGCCCGGGCTGGTAAGGCACTCGCGAAGGCGGGGATTGTGTCGGGCATGCTGGTCAAGTCGACCGAGAAAAACCCGAACGAGCTTTGGAATGAGTCCGTACACGATCAAGTTAGGGGATTCATCGTTCAAGGTGTCTCGGCATCAAAGAAAGGGATGACATTCCAGTCAATTGTCCCCGGGTCAGTATCCGAAACGTCCCCTAAGGGATCGAATCGCTGGACTATCGCGGATTTGCTTGAGTTGACCCGGGATCAACTTAGGGACATCGACGATGATGTTCTGAAGACCCAGCGTCGCACCTACATGCAGTTGATCGACGGCCCGATGATGAGCCGAGTCCGACAATATATCGACACTGCCAATGGGGTCGAAAAGACCCGGGAAAAGAAAGAAAAGACGGACGGTAAGACCACGGAATCTGACGACCCAATCGTCATGATCCAGGGTCTCATGGCCCGGAAGACGAAGTTAGTCGACGTGGCAGATGTCGACCGATTTGAGTCCGCAGGACTGGAGATGATTGCACTCATGCGCAGGGTCAGGAAGGCCTGACGGCCTGACCCCAAGAGCCCCGACGAGAGTCGGGGCTTTTTTGTGCCCGCAGGGTTCGCGCCCTGCGGGCTTTTTTGCGTCCGGACCGGGTGTCAAAAGCACGCGAGTACGCGAGCGGGCACGCGAGCACGACGGACTATCAGCGGCACGCGAGCCCACGCGCCTGCGACGTGTACACGGACGCATTGCGCGGACGAATTGCCCCACGCAACCAATGTTATACAGTGTATAACAAACCTACACATAGCACCCCTCTGGACACCCGATCCCTGCACTTGACACCCGATCCCAGTCTGAGCACGCGAGCAGGCACCCCGCCCAAATGTTCGAACAGCGTTCCGGTTTTTTGCGGTTTTTGGAACGGCGTAAGTCGTTGATTCTCTAAGACTCTTGTACTAATGTTCCGGTTGTTCTGTGTTTTTAAGAAAAATGAATAGGAGGTATAGGTAGGTGGTATCCCTAAGTTATCTATATTTTATGTTTATACGGGTTTTTGTGTGTTTTTTGGCGCGCGGGTGCCCGAATTCCACTTTTTGTTGTTTACTCTTTTATGTGCCACTCTGTAGACGCTATCTTCATTTTCCCAAAACACAATTTTTTTGGAACAACGCTCGTCGACCCCTAACAAAATCATAGACATTTTGTGATTATTTTACGTTCCTGAAAACAACAAAATCCGGAACAACACACAGAACATTGGCCCTTTTTCGGAACATTTTCCGGAACAACACACAAATTTGACACTACTCAAAAACGACCGTGATCTATAGCGCTGACGAATTGATCTCCAAAAGATTTCCATAGGTAAGCGATGTGATAAATAACTCACAGCCCCACCGGCTGTGTTTATAATAGTCGGTCCTCAACCCACCGGAGCCCCTGCTCATGGACCTCATCTTCCCCTCCTCGCTCCTCAGCCGCGTCTACCTCTCTCCCAAGGGGGTGCCACTCTTCCGGCACAACGCCCACATGCCCCGCGCCGTGTGGGGAAAGCCCGTGCCTGCCTACGGCCTCGGAGGGACCGGAGGGGATCAAGTCTGGTACTTCGTCAGCTACCAGTACGCCGTCCCTGGCTTCGCCATTGAGGCGCTGCGTGCCTACGTCGCTGAGGGCAACGCCCTGCCGCCTGCGGACACGCCTGAGCGTGCTGACGTGTTCAACGAGATGATCCACCTGCCCGTGTTCGAAGCCCTGGGCAACGACCTGCAAGCGATGGGCTCAGGCCCCTACGCCGTCAAGAGCAACGTCCTGTTGGGCATCCGCAAGCGTGCCATTCGATCGAGTGCTGAGCGCATGATGGGCAAGTTGGGCTTGCCTGCGGATGCCCCGGTGCCGAAGGAAGCGATAGGCGTGCTTGCCATGATGTACGACGTGAGTGAGACCGTCATTGTGAAGTCGCTCGGTGCGCCGGAGGTTGCACCGGTACCCAAAGCGCGTGCTGACTACAAAGATGATGAGAGGTGGAAGCACGTCGTGAGGATGACGATGCTGGCGCGTACACACTCCTATCAGTTGTGGTTGCGGTCGCCTGTGGGCACGCCGAAGTTGGCCGGGAAGTTCTCAGCGGCTGACGCACTCATGCGTTACGAGGGCGAGCTGATCTACCCTGAGCGGTGCCCAGTGACGGGCGAGGTGCTGATCTATGACGCATACGTCAACAAGAAAGACCCACGCATGGCGAAGGTGGGGCGCATTGACATCCGTTCCCCCGGAGGGGAGACCTTGCCCTACGAGTCGGGCAACGTGATGTTGATGTCAGCGTTGGGGCTGAAGGTGACTGAAGGGAGGGTGCACGCTTCGAAGCTGACGGAGGACCAGCATGCACACTGGCTGCGCTGGGCTGAGGTACACACCACCAACACCACACCGACACCGACCACAGCCCCGACCCCTGCCGACACCAACGTCACCACCACTAAGACCGACGAATTGGAGGACGCTATTGACGAACGAAATGCTTGACATAAGGACGAGATTGATATATAATAGATATGTCGGTGGGAGATCAGCTCAAACACACGACACGCTCTTTAACAATTTATCTCTGCGCTCGATGTTATACATCGGGCGGCGGCTTACGCCGCTAGTACATCAACACATGCCCAACGCACCGAAGGAGGTGCATATCTATCTTTCACCCGGGCGGGTGGTTGATCCCTGCGATCTCTGACAGGTAAGAATCCTGTGGAGGTGATGCACGGCAACGTGCATCGGAAGGCCCACGTAAATCCCACGTGGCGGGTTGCCGACCTTAAACGGCAGGTCTCGCAGGGGGTGGAAATCACTCGCCCCCTGCCTAGATCGCTTCGCGCAAATCGTCCGGTGGGTGCACGCCCAGCGTGCAACGCCTAGAGGCGGAGCCGGTGCAACGCCTAGAGGCGGAGCCGGTGCAACGAGCGATCTAGGCAGCATGTGCTGCGACGCGGTGGCTTCGGCCCCCGTGCATCAAACCCAGTATAGGAGTGAGTAACGTGAACATCATCACTAACAATCACCAGCGCCAGATGGCGTGCCTCGCAGAGCTACCGGACAACGTCCGGGCTGACTTCGACTACGTCAACGAGGACGAGAGGTACTGCCCCCGGTTCGTGCAGTACAAGGGCCACTGGTACGACGTGTATGACACGCAGGTGTTGGAGCAGTCCCGCCTGCCTCCGGGACCCCTGTTCAAGCTCGCCGCGGGCGGGTGGGACGGCATCGTGTCGGAGACGTTCTTCAGCGGCGTGCTGTTCCGCTTCGTCGCTGACGAAGATCAAGTCATCGTCGGACGGTATTTCGCCTGACCCGGTGCCCCCTCGGGCATGTGTTTATTGGTAAATATAGGAGTGACAATGGCTAACAGAATCCCGACCCGCATCGCCCCGTCGGTGCAGAACCTCATGTCTATCAAGGACGTGACGGAAGAGGACGCTATCAAGATCCGCCACATCTGGCACACGGTGGGTAACCGCCCCATCGCAAGGCAGCGCATAGACGGGGTGCTCCGCACCAGCGGCGTGGAGTTCCTCGGACACCACAAGCGGCGGCATCTGCCGGTGTGGTGCTGCAACGCGGGGGATATCTACGCCACCACGGTGGTGTTCATGGGCCCGGTGATGCGCGTCGCCTGCTTGGGCGACTACGAGGTGTGACATGCCATCATGGCACCAACTCAAGGCGGGGCTTCCCAAGCTCAGCCACCCCACGCAGTGGTCGAGCTACAACCCGACCGGACACCTGTCGGTGATGCGCCACGCATCGCACGACGAGTGCGTCGAGTACTGCAAGCGCACGGGGGACATCCCCGTGGCACCGGACAACTTAAACCCCGCCCGCAAGGGCGCGAAGGACTGACATGACAAACACATGCCCCCGGTGCGGGGACGACATCGACCCCCGGCGTACCGCCCTCGGCTACCGCCTGTGCCTATGGTGCGGGGAGGATGAGGCCAAGGCCGAGCGCAAGAGCTGGACGGTGCTCACGCCCCACAAACAAGGGCCTATGTTCTTCACCTCGGACTTCGCACGCGAAGCGGCGAAGGGCATCAACAACAAGGGCGGTATTTACCGGTAAACGAAAGGACACCATGAAGATCAAGACATCAGACCTTATCGGCCCCGCCCTCGATTGGGCGGTGGCGAAGTGTGAGGGGCCAGACTCTGTGGCCTCTTGTTATTACGACGACGACCAGCCCTTGTGGCTGGAGGAAGCGCCGATCCCAGAATGGAAACCATCCACCGACTGGTCCCAAGGTGGGCCGATCATCGAGCGGGAGCGGATCGACGTGACATGGCACATCGACCATTGGACCGCTATGTGGTGGGCAGACAACTCCGGCATGGCCAAAGATCAGGCACAAAGATTCAAACACAATCGCCAGCATTCGGGCCCCACGCCCCTGGTAGCGGCTATGCGCTGCTATGTGGCAAGCAAGCTCGGCGGCATCATCGACATCCCGGAGGAACTCAAGTGATCATCAACATCGAAGTCACCGACACGTTCGGACATGAGCCCAACTACGGTTGGTGCAGGCGTGCCACGCTCGAAGCCCCTGACGCCTTGAGCAGGTACAGCATCGTCAGGCGTGCCAAGCACGCCGTAGGTTGGACGGGCAAGCGCACCGTCACCGTCGATCATGGCGACATGATCGAACTCCGCCCGCACGGGGAATGCCTCGTGTGTTTCATCACGTTCAACTGACAACCCCGCCCCTTCGGGGGCATCACCGGAGAGTGAAATGCAATCACCGAAGAACATACATGACGCACTGCGTCACATCGACAGCTTGCTTGCCGATGTCATGCGCACGGTAGACACCTACACGGAGCCGCTCGCAAACCGTCCCGAAGAACTCATCCACGTCAACGCTGCCACTGCCGACGCACGGCTGCTGGCCCTGTGGGTGCGTGATCAACTGAAAGTCAAGGAGTAAGTCATGAAGATCGACATCACCACCGCCGCCATGCTCGGCTCCCTGAACATCAGCGTGTGGGAAGCACGCATTCAAGACAAGCGCACCAAGGACGAGGTGCTCGCCAACAAGGGTGCCAAGTCCAAGAAGGCCGCGTCCGTCAGCAAGAACCTGTTCAGCGAGTGCCCTGAACTGGAGGCGATCAAGGCCTTGCGCAGCGAGGCCCGTGTCTGGTTCAACTCCCACACCTTGCCGTGGGATGACAACGGAAACAGGCTGATCACCACGAGGCAGTACCTCGACGTCGTGGGCAAGGCGGCGGAGTACGAGTCCAAGTTCGACGGGTTGGTGCGGGCCTTCGTGTCCACCTACAGCACAGCCATCAGCAAGCAGGCCTTCGAGATGGGCTCGCTCTTCGACCGCAGCGAGTACCCGCTGGCCGACGAGGTGGCGGCGAAGTTCCGCTTCGGGCTATCCCTCAGCCCACTGCCTTCGTCGGGCGACTTCCGGGTCGACATCGGCCACGAAGCTCAGCGGGTACTCGCTGAGCAGTACGAGCGTGCCACGGCAGAGCGTGTGGCTGGTGCGGTGCAGGACACGTGGAACAGGGTGCGAGACCAAGTGTCTTGGGTCCGTGAGCGGATGGAGGCGGTGCTGTCTTACAACCCTGACGAGATCGAGGAGGTCCCCACGACCGACGACACCGGCACGGTGGTGTCGGTGGAGATTAAAAAGCGTCGCCGCCCGAAGCTCTACGACAGCATGTTGGAGCAGGGCCTTGAGCTGTGCAAGATGTTGAGTGATCTCAACGTCACCAACGACCCGCGCCTTGAGGAAGCGCGGCGTGATCTGGAGCGGGCGCTGACCCGCGTCGACATGGACTCGCTGAAGGAGAGCCCTGAACTCCAGCGTGCCACGAAGCAGGCGATGGACGACATCCTCGACAAGTTTGCTCTTTGAACTCCAACCCCGCCCCTTCGGGGGCTTTATTGATAAACGTGTTTAACACAGGAGAGTCTATGTGAACCACGGCTTCTGGTACATGGCTGAAGCCGCTATGCACGGCGACGGCGACGGCGACGGCAACGGCTACGGCTACGGCAACGGCGACGGCGACGGCAACGGCTACAGCCACGGCGACGGCTACGGCTACGGCTACGGCGACGGCGACGGCAACGGCCACGGCGACGGCGACGGCCACGGCTACGGCTACGGCTACGGCTACGGCCACGGCCACGGCTACGGCTACGGCGAACAGGCTGAGACTTTTTAACCAAACGAAAGACACCAAATGCAAAACCTCGGATTCCAACTCGCTATTGTTGACAATGGCTTCGTGTATGTCGGCAACATCATCCGCGACGGTGAGTATTACGCCATCACTTCATGCCACAATGTCCGCAAAGCGGGCACGACGAAAGGCTTCGGACAACTCGCCATCGAAGGGCCGCTGAAGGATACGGTACTGGACAAGTGCCCCACCGTGCTGGTGCCCGTCAATCGCCTCTGCCACTTCATCGCTTGCAACGCTGATGCGTGGAGGACTTACATGTGAACCACGGCTTCTGGTACATGGCTGAAGCCGCTATGCACGGCGACGGCTACGGCGACGGCTACGGCTACGGCGACGGCCACGGCTACCGCTACGGCAAACAGGCTAAGACTTTTTAACCAAACGAAGGAACATCATGAAACTCAGCATCAACCAATGCGCCGCCGCTATCAACGCGGTCGGTCAGCACACCACCGTCCTGATCGAGGGCCCATCGGGCTCGGGCAAGTCTTCGATCCTCGGCATGCTCAACCTGCCGACGCACCGCAAGGTCTACATCGACTGCACGCAGATCGACGTGGGTGACATCCAGATCCCGTCGGTCAACCACGCCATGGGGACCAGCACCTTCTACCCCAACGAGGTGTTCGGTGTGCACGGCGAGCAGCCCGTCGTCATCTGCCTGGATGAGTTTGGCAAGGCTCCGAGGTCAGTTCAGAATGCCCTCCTCCCTGTCGTGCTGGATCGCCGTGTCGGTACCCGCCCGCTGCCCGCTGGCTCGGTGGTGTTCGCAACCACCAACCTCAGCTCCGAGGGTGTGGGTGACACGCTCCAGCTCCACGTCCGCAACCGCATGTCGGTGATCGCGATGCGCAAGCCCACCGTCGAGGAGTACGTCAACTACTCGCTGGCAAACGACGGCAACCCTGCCGTGCTGGCGTGGGTGCAGGAGACGCCGCAGACCTTGGCCGACGACGACACCGTGGCCAACCCGGACCAGAACCCCTACATCTGGCACCGCAAGGACCCGAGCCGCAAGGCCTTCTGCTCTCCGCGCAGCATGACCGCTGCCGGTCGCGTGCTCAACGACGCCGAGCACCTCGACGACGACACCATGCGGGGCCTGCTCGCTGGCCTGATCGGCGCTCGCTCCGCCGCTGACCTGCATGTGTTCGTGCAGATGGGCAACAAGCTGCCCTCATGGAAGGCCATCGTGACGAGCCCGCTCCAAGCCCCGGTGCCCGACACGCCGACGATGTGCATGATGCTGGTGCACCGTGCGATCACTCGCACCACAGAGGACACGCTCGACGCGGTGATGGTGTACATGAAGCGCTTGCCGATGGAGCTGCAAGCAGTGTTCGTCAACCAGTTCCTGCGTATCCCGCAGCGTGCCAAGTTCGCTGCACTCAACAAGTCATTCACCAACTGGTGTATGGCTAACAACTGGATCATGGGCTGACATCAACCGGGGGCTATGGCCCCCACAACTCTAGGAGAACTGACATGTTTGACATCAACACCGCCATCAACACCGCCATCGCTGCCGCCGTGGCCGAGGCAACCAAGCCCCTGATCGAGCGCATCGCTGCGCTGGAGACCAAGCTGGCCGAGGCTGCGCTCTTCGAGCGCACCACCGAGGTCACGGTTCCCGTGGACGAAGTCAGGATGGTCGAGGCCCTCAACTCGCAGGAGTGGTTCTGGGAGAAGGTGTCCCGGTACATCACCAACAACAGCGACATCGCCGTCGATGAGCTGCACAACATCAAGGAGCGGTTGGAGAAGATCGAGGGCCACGAGGATAACGTGTACCACTTCGACAAGGGTGCGGTTACGTTCTTGATCGCCGAGGCCATCGACAACCACATGGAGCAGGCCAACCACTTCGACGAGGACGACATCAACTCCCTGATCGAAACGGCCATCGAGAAGCACGAGGAGGACAGCACGCACGGCGACGAGGACAACATCGAACGACTCGTTCGGAAGATGCTGCGCAGCGCGAGCATCAGCATCGACCTCTGACATCAACCCGCCCCCTCACGGGGGCTCTGAAGGAGAACCACATGAACACCCAACTCACCACCGCACGCATCGGCCCCTGGACCGTGCGTATCGTCTTCAAGGGCGAGCACTACGGCCTGGATGGGGGGCAGCTCCACGAGCGGGACGAGCCCCTCGTGGAATTCCACGACGCCGAGCAGGACATCGCCACGTTCGGCCCCTTGGGCCAGTTCGTCAACCGCTACTTCATCACCACACTGCTGAGCCGCAAGCACCCCGGCATGTCGCTGTGCCTGCACGGAGGGTATCCGAACGACTGGACCGTGTCCGGTGAACACATGGCGCTCATCGAGCGCTGGCTTGAGTTGCAGAGCATCTACAACGAAGGAGTCTAACCATGCTGACAGCAGAAGAGCGCATCACCAAAGCCCGTAGCAAGATCATGCGCGACGAGCGCTTCACCGCCATCTCACCGATCCTGATGGTCGGTTCGTGGCAAGTGGTAGACGACATACCCACTGCGGCAACCAACGGGCGTGATGTCTTTTACGGCCGAGCCTTCGTCAACCAGTGCGACGACAGGCTCTTGCGCTTCGTCGTCTTGCATGAATACTTCCACGTGATGCTCATGCACATGACGACGTGGGCCAAGCTCGACAAGGACGACGCGCAACTGTCCAACATTGCCAAGGATATGGTGATCAACAACATGCTCAAGGCGATGGACCCGGGCGGGCAGTTCATCACCATCTGGGAGAACGCGTACTGTGACCCGCAGTACGATGGGCTCGACACCGGTGAGGTGTACAAGCGGCTCAAACAACAGGCCCAGTCCAAGCCGCAAGGCGGCGGGGGCAAGGGGGACAACGGCCCCAAGGGTCAACAGTTCGACCAGCACCAGCCTGCGGCGGGCGATGGGGACGGCGAGGGTGACGGCGAGGGTGACGGACCCGCACCCCTGACTCAGGCCGAGGCCGAGGAGGTGGCCAAGGCTGTCGACAACGCGCTGCGCCAAGGGGCGCTGATCGCAGGCAAGACGGGTGCTGGCATGTCCCGGGACATTGCGTCTCTCCTTGAGCCTGTGGTGCCTTGGCAGGACGTGCTGCGTGACTGGCTGACCAACACCGCCAAGGGCGGCGACCTGTCGACGTGGGCTCGGCCCGCTCGACGCTGGCTCGGGCAGGATCTCTACCTGCCATCACGGTACACAGAAGCGGTCGACCGCATCGTCATCGGCATAGACACCAGCGGCTCCATCGACGACGAGCAACTCCGCCGTGCACTGAGCGAGGTCGCCGCAGCTTGCGAGGCCGTCTCTCCACAGATGGTCGACGTGATCTACTGGGACTGGGCAGTCGCAGCGCATGAGTCCTACGAGGGCGAGCGGGTGCAGGACATCGTCAAGGCGACGAAGCCCAAGGGTGGCGGGGGTACCGACGTGCGGGCCCTGTTCAACTTCATCGACCAGCGGGGGCTGAACCCCAACGCGGTGATCGTCTTCACCGATGGCTACACGCCGTGGCCTGCGGACCTCAAGCACCCGACGCTGTGGTGCATCAGCACCAAGGGGCTCCGCGCCCCGGTGGGGGAGACGCTGTATGTCCCAGCCTGATGGGCCCGTCCCCGGGCTCCGCCCCGGGCGGGAGTGGGTACTTACAGCCCGCACTCGCCCACGGAAATACGTGTTGTTTGAATACCACAAAGAACCGGATGGTATTGAAGAGGGTAAGTGGCTGGCGACACTGACACACTCTGGCTTTCTCGACGGCTGGTTTGTGTCAGCGTTCTTGAACGGCGGCATTCAATGGCAAGTCAGACTCAGAGAGTCTGACGATCCACCCTTTGAGTTAGCGGAGGTACTTTATGACGCAGTGTGTTGACATGCCCAAGGCCCTCGGTGAAGGGCGAAGCTGGCACCCTGTCGAGGACAAGCTCGTTGAAGCCTACAGCCTGTACATACCCTACATCATGCCGGAGGGGTATGGCACGGCTAAACAACAAGCGGTGCTGGCACGCATTAAGGGGGAGCCTGGGTGGACTCTCACCACAACGCCGCGCTGGCCCTCGGACATGACGTGCCAGATGAAACTCCCACCGAGCGAAGACCCACCGTTCCAATTAGCGGAGGCACTGTATGACGCTGCTAAGTGACACACTAAGACCCAACAGACTCTGGGTCGACTTCGGAGGTGCAGGCCTGCTGGCCTACGTACTGCGAGAGTCGGTAGACGGAGGACCCTACAGAATGATTGCCGAGATCAGTAGGAAAGCAAACACACCGTGGAAGGTAGAGGCAATACTACCCAACAACACGTTGTGGCAAACGACCATCGACGTCGAAGCAGCGCCGTTCAAGGTGGTCGAGGCGTTGTATGACGCGGTCAAGTAAGCCCCGGCGCGGACCGGGTGTCGCTCCCCCAACCCTAGGAACTATCATGAGCAAAGCACAGTTTGACAAAGTGATCCTAAGCATCGACCACAACAAGTTCATCGTGCCGAAAGAGGCAGCGATGGCGATCTTCGAACTCTTTTCTGGCCACGATGTTTACAAGATCCAGACGTGGTATTCCAAAGACTACATGAACAACAAGGAGATGGCAATACCGCTGAAAGGCGACAACATGCCCAGCATCAGCACGGTGGGTCCGGTGCAGTTCGCAACGATGCGGGCCAACGCCGAGGCCAAGGAAGAACAGGAGCGGGCGGAACAGAGAGCCAAGAAGGAAGCCAATGCTTGACCCCAAGCGCAACCCCAAGTCGTCCTACCACATCATCCCTTCCATGGACCTACCTCTGGAGTACGTCTGCATCACGACCTACCCACCGATGCCTGAGGAGGTACGCACCGGTACCTATCGCCGTGATGTGCTGCCCCGGTGGATGCTTGAGGCGATGGCGCTGCTGGACGCTGGGCACCCTGAGACAATCTACAACATCGGCGTGCGGGTAGGTGAAAATTCTTACTGGATTGAGCCCATCGAGGGTTGACAGCGGTGGGATGAGTTGGTAGAGTCGACCCACCAATCAACGGAGTAGCCGTCAATCAAGCACCGAGCCCGGTGCGCTAACCCTTCGCCCGCTGCTACTCAACGGGCGCATCAGAGGACAACATGTTCCAAGTCGAAGCAGACATCTCCATCCCCAAGGGCACCCGCCCGGGCCGTCGTGGCACCATGTTCCCGTTCGCTGTCATGGGAGTCGGTCACTCTTTCCTGATCCCCTTCGACACGGCTGGTGACGAGGGCAAGAAGCTGGTGGACTCGTGGCGTCGCAAGGTGCTGAACGCACGGAACCGGTTCAACGCCGTGCTCATGACCGACGCTGGGTACGGTGGCAACGAGATTGAGACCCGCACCGCCATCATGTCCGATGGTTTGCGCGTGTGGCGCACCGCCTGAACGACAACAACGTCCCCCACTCAACGCTCTGCAAACGCAGGGCGTTTTTGTTGGCCGAACGCTTTACACCCCGCAGGGGCAGGGCGTTTTTCATGGCTGAACGCTTTTGGAGAGCACAAATGACAAACAAGATTGCACACAAAATCAAGAAGCTGGACAGCTTTCGGGGCGAAGCGGAGTTGTTCCGCATGGAGCCCCCGCACGAGGGCCACGAGTACGTCGTGGTCAGCGCTGTCAAGCCCAAGCCCACGGGCATGCCTGAAATCGACAACATCCCGGGACTCCTTGATCCCGAGACATACATCTTCGGTGCCGACGCCGCAGGTGTGGTGGTGGACTGGTCGGACCTCCCGGGCAGCTTCAGGGGTGCGATGGACATCCCGCAGGCACTGCGCAACGCAGGGTATGAGGTGGCCGACGCACGCCTGATTGCCGCAGCCCCCGGTTTACTCCAGTGTCTGGAGGAGCTGCTCGCTGTTATTCACGACAGAGAACGCGACGACGCCACTATCGCCGCTGTCAACGCGGCGGAAGGTTTGATCGCACAAGTGCGAGGTGACGAATGAACACCAAAATACTTCGCCGTGCCCGGGCTCTGTGGGCCTCGGGCGACCGCCGCCTAGATCGGCACAATCAGCGGGCATGGGTCCGCGCCCTCCGTCGGCTGGGTGACAAGTGGCTGCTGGCGCGGCATGTGCCGAGAAAGGAGTTGGTATGAGTGGCGGTTACTTCGACTACGAGCAGTGTCGCATGCAGAACATGGCGGACCGACTTGCGTCCGTTATCGAGACCAACGACGAGTTCAGCAAGGAGACACTGGCAGAGTTCCACAAGGGACTCGTGCTGCTCATGGTGGCAGCGGTGTACCTAGAGCGTATCGACTTCCTGCTCTCTAGTGACGACAGAGAAGAGACGTTTCACAAGCGGCTGAAGGAGGACCTACTCCACATCCCCAAGGAGGTATCGTGAAATACGAAGACACTGAGTTTTCCGATGGCACCGAGCCGACAGTGCGTCGACTCCCCAAAGGTACAGACCAGCAGGGGCGCTATCCCGAGGCGGCGGAAGCCGTCACCGACATCGGACAGGAGAACGAGGACCCGAAGGAGGACACGATGTGGTTCTGGGTCGTGGTCGTCGCGATTTTCACCGCCGTCGTGGTGGCGGCTGCTTGGGAGGGGATGGCATGACAACACTGCGTGAAGCCGCCCAGCAGGCGCTGGAGGCGCTGGAGGCAACGCATTACGACGTTGGTTCCGCTGAAAAACAGCGATTGCAGGTTATGGACGCCATCACCGCCCTCCGCGCCGCGCTGGAGCAGCAGGAGCCGGTGGCGTTTGCAGATCGGATCTCGTTCGATCAAGCCATGAAGTCTGGCAAAGGCCACGATGTGTGGCCCGAAGCTGGTGACTATGAGGCTCGCACCGGACGCAAACTGCGCGTTCTCTACACCCATCCACCTCGCCGCGAGTGGCAGTCGTTGACAACACAGGAGGCAATGACCCTTACAGACACAGTCCCGAGAGGCACCTTCTACGGATGCGATGCGGGCATTGGTCTGGGTATCTGGATCGCCGCTGTTGCGGCGGCTGAGCGAGCGCTGAAGGAGAAAAACACATGATGTACTTTGAGCGAAACTATCCGCATTGGCTTGTGTGGCCCGCACTCGCGTTTGGTCGAGACGATCTGCATGGTTTTTGGATCGGCATCGGTTGGCTAAATATGGAAGTGGGCTGGAAGGAGAAGAATAATGGCTGAAGAAATATCGCCGCTGGAAGACCACGGTTGGTGGATGGAGCGGTTGCGCAAAGATGCGAAAGCAAATCGGCCCGAAGCCTTGCGTCTGGCTGCGCAACTAGAAGACGCCGAGTCCGCAAGGTTGCATCTGCTGCCCTATGCCGCAGCCGAACTGCGCCACCTGCACGCGGTGAATCAGGAACTGCTGGCGGCGCTGATCAGCTTCACAAATTCCGCCTACATCAAGAAACACCACCCCAAGCGGTACGCGGCAGCAATTGCAGCCATCGCCAAAGCGGAGGAGCAGAAATGACCCGCGAAGACATCATCCGCATGGCGCGGGAGGCTGGGTTGTACGAGGACGGCAAGTTCTTTGTGCTCCTCCCGCGCGAGCTTATCCACTTCTATACCCTCGCCGCCGCAGCAGAGCGCGAAGCCTGCGCCGACATCTGCGACCAGCACGCCAGCATCGAGGGCATTGCGCAGCGGTGCGCGGAGCAGATCAGGGCGAGGAGGAAGACATGAAATTCCGCGCCTTCCTGCGCGGTTTCGTCAACGGACTAGCACTGCTGCCGCTGTGGCGGTGGATAAGGAGGAAGATATGAAAGACACCGGAGGACCGGCGTTTCCGTTTTGGTGTGATTCCAACGGAATGGCTAACTTTCAAGGCATGACCCTGCGCGATTACTTCGCGGCGAAGGCGAGCGACGCCGATATCGAGGATCTGCGCGAAAGGACGAAGCGCCAAACAGTGCAAATCAACAGCATGGGCCGACGCGAAATTTCGCTCGTCGTGCCCCGCGATTGGCGCCAGATCGCACGGTATATACATGCCGACGCCATGCTGGCAGAGAGGAGCAAGACATGAAAAAGATCGACTACTTCTGGCTGCGTGCAGCGGTCCATATCACCGCCATTGTGTTCGCCGTGCAGTGCGTCACTGAGGTCGTGGGCACACGCAAGCCCGAGTATGGGTGGGTGTTTTGGGCATCTCTCTGCGCGTTCGCCGCATCTGTGTTGTGCAGCGTTGGCGCGGTGGTTTGGAATGCAAGGAGCAAGACATGACCCTCCCCGCCGACGTAGCCCGCTGCCTCGGCACTGACCTGCCAGAGTGCGCAACCTGCCGCCGCCGCACCGACCCGCCGCATGATCGGCAAGTGTGGACAGGCCCGTGGGAACTCGAAGGCGTTCCCTGTGAAATGAGAATACCCGTATGCACGACCCAGTCAATCACCCTCAACACTACACCGAGCACCCGTCAGGTGTCGAGTGCATCCAAATCACCGAGCACATGAGCTTTTGTCTCGGCAACGCCGTCAAGTACATCTGGCGTGCAGATCTGAAACACGACGCCATCGAGGATCTCAAGAAGGCCCGGTGGTATATCGACAGAGAAATTCAGAGGAGAGAAGGTGGCAAGAGCTGACAACATCAAGAGGTGGGCGGATATGCTAGCCCTGTGGGTCAAGGCCCCAAGGACTGTTGACGAACTCGCTTCGCTGACCGGCCTCGACAGAGGAGTCATCTACCGCTGGCGCAAGGCACTAGAGGATGAGGGCCTGATCACAAGGTGCGGAAAGACAGCGGTCAACGCCACCATATGGGCCTGGAACCCACCAACGAAGGACAACCCATGATCGAACTCATCGCCATTGCCAACCTTGCCGGGGCTTTCGCCCTGCTGTTGTGGAGAGAGTAATGCACCCATCAGGACTTACCCTCGCCCGCTGGGCGTGGCCCTTCAAGACCGACGCGGAGCGCGTACTGGTCGCACGGTGGTTCGCTAAGCAGGACCATGCCCAACGCGGACAAGGTGAGGAGGCACTCTTCTGATGCCATACAACACCGAACACCCACCGAAGATTGCGGACCTCATCGCACTCTTGATCAAGGCTCCGCGCACAGGACGTGAGCTTGCAGAACTGACAGGCATGCACCTGGGTACCATCCGTGCCTACCTCTTTGCTTTTCACGCCGAGGGCTTCATCCACTACGAAGAGCCTGCACATCCCACAAAACCACGCATTTATGTTTGGGATACCACGGCACTGGAACCGAGAAAACATGAATGCGTGGTTTTGTG